AAGCTGATCGCAACGTCCTCTCGAAGCAAGACGTGCTTTCTGTGGATTATCACAGCACCTATCACGTGATGGGTACTAAGTGGTCTGACGCTGGTGACAACCCCACCAACGCCAACCTGGCTACCGCTAACAAGTGGGCCGCCACTTATGACGTTGATCTGATCCCTATGGTTCAGTTGACTGTCAACTCTCCGTTGGATACCACAACTATCTGATCTTGATCAGAGCAAAGGCCCTACCATTAGGTGGGGCCACCTTCTTTTTGCCTTATGGCTGCCACGATCAACGCCACACTCAAAAGCGCAACAGCCAACAGCTATGTGACGTTGGCGGAAGCAGATGCGTATTTTGAAACCGTTCCAAGCTCAACGCAGTGGGATAACAAGTCAGACGACAACAAAAACCGTTCATTGATCTCAGCAACACGCTGGATCGATACATTGAATTTCTACGGTGATCGTTGCGATACAAGTCAGGCATTGAGCTGGCCTCGCAATAATTATCACGTTGATCGCGTTGAGTTAACTTGCAGTGCCATCCCGTCAGACATTAAGTACGCTGCATTTGAGCTGGCGCGTGCATTAGCAAATGACACGGACTCGATTACAGGGACTACCGGCGATACGGGGTTATACGAAGCCGTCAAGCTCGGAGAACTCGAAGTCAAGTACAACACTTCTAGCCAAGCTACTGGAACTGTCAATAACGTATTCGACGTTTACCCTTGGCTGCAGTCTTATCTTGGTGCTTATTGCCTTGGAGGCTCTGGCTCTTATCAAGTTCGTACTGTGAGAGGTTGAGATGCCAGGAGCACTAGACAGTTTATTCAAGAACGTTGCCAAATCAGTTGTCGCTGATCTGGGCAAATCCCTTGATACGACAATCACTTACACCCGCAAGGCAAGTGAAGCGTACAACTTGGCTACTGGTGCGGTAACAACAACCGATACAAGTTATTCATTCGACGCTCCAATCGAATTTATTCGTTCTGACGAAGAAGCGGGCTACCAAGAAAACGTAGCAAAGCTGTATATTACTCCAGACCAGATTGGAGATAACCAACCAACTTTGCAAGATGAGGTTAGTTTGCAGTTTGCAGGCTCTGCGCGTGTGAGCAAGATCCAAGATATTCAGACGTATCGTGGAGACCAGGAGTATCTGTTTATTTTGCGGGTGGTGTTCTAATGACGCTTGTCAACGCTAGAGCTGCGCTCGAAACTGCCATTAATACTGCTGTTGTTGCAGCGGACGCAACGGTTGAGGTTGTCTTTGACAACATGCCGTTCACGACACCAGGTAAAACAAAGAAGTATGTATTGGTAACGATCAACTTTAATCAAGCGACCATCCAGGCACATGGTGCTGCTGTAGATCAATACGCTGGAACGGTGCAATGTGGCATTTTTACGCCAAGAGATAAGGGAAGTGCTGCAGCGGCTGCAGTCGCTGAATCAGTCATTGATGGTCTGACCTCTGTAAACGCTTCTGGCTATACAGATAGTTTTTCAGTTGTTCCACGCGTGGGGCAAATCAGTGGTCCTACTGCTGTAACAAACGTAGACCAAAGCCACTTCGCGAGTGTGGTCACCTGTTCGTTTACAGCGGTTTAATGGCAAAGCCTATTTCAGAGTTAACAAACGATATTCGTAAACTTATTGAAGACGGACGAGCGGCTGCGGGCCCAGAAATTATTTCTAGCCTTCAAGAAAAAGGGCCGTGGTGGACGGGAAATTTTGGCGAACAATGGAAACTGGGGGCGCAGCCAATTAAAGCATCCGTTGAAAGGCAAAAGGATTGGACAGAGCTTTTGGGCCGTGGAGATCCCGCTAGACCAAGTTTTTCACCAAAATCAGCCTTGAAAATATCAATTGATAGTCCCTTGTATATTGGTAACGCGGCTAAATATGCAGCTTATGCTGTCAATGATCCGAACGCCAAAATAAACGGTGAAACGTACCAAGGGACTAGACCTCCTCAGAGGACAACTGCCCCTAGCGGAGTTCGTTGGTACGAAATATATACAGTCACCAGTCGTGACACTGGATTATTTCTAGATCTAGACAAAGCATTTAAAGCTACTCGCCTAGGATAAGCTATATTGTGCTAGTTGACTGATTTTTATGGCTGAAACACGCGCAATCGACAAACTGTGCAAAGCGTTTAGTGTCGAACAACGCAGCAGCTACACAATTAAAAGTGGGGAAGAAGTCGTTCTAAAGCTTTATTGGAAGCCTTTGACGATTGCTGATCGTGATTCCATCAACAACTCTTTAAAAGCATTAAACGTCAACGCTTCTGAAGACAACTTGGATTTCGCGATCCAAATGGTCATCCGTAAAGCAGAAGACGAAGCAGGGAACCGGGTCTTCTCGGACGGTGACCGCGCCAAGATCTGCAACCGACTGCCCTTGAGCATTGTTTTGGACATCATGTCCAAGATGCAGAGCATGGATGAGGTGGAAGATCCTGACGCCATTAAAAGCGACGATTGAGGGTGACAATTACCTGTTCTTGCAATTTTTTATTGCTGAAAAGCTAGGCATGACGTTGGCTCAGCTTCGAGCCAGCATGTCGTTAGAGGAGTTGCAGGCTTGGAGCGCATATTGTTCCGTCAAGTCAGACCGAGAACAGAAGGAGATCGAACGGAGCCGTCAGCAGGCCCAATACCGGAGGGTGCGCTAACCTGAGAGCAATGTTCTCGGGTTAGTCGTGGCTGCTGAGTACGAAGTAAATATCAAGATTAATACTCAGCAGGTTGAGCGTGATCTTAAAAAAGTCGAGAAGGCTGTAAATAACATTGGTAAGGGCAAAGGCGGCAAAAAACAGTCTGTTCTTGCGTTGCCTAGCACTGAGATGCTAAATGCAACTGCTAGAAAGATACAAAGCCTTGACAAAGTTAACAGAAAAGTAGAACTAAGGCAGCGAGAAATTAATAAGCAGACAAGGGATCAAGCGTTAAATATAAACACTCTTGTGAAAACACAAGATCGGCGTGCTCGCCTGCTGAACAAGATTAACGAAATGGAGGCAAAGGGCCTCAATGTCAAAAAGTTAAGAGCGCAGTTAGAAAAAGCAACAAATCAGCAAATCGCAAGACGTTTTGGCAGTGCTGAAAAAGAATTTCGTGTTTTAGAAAAAAGCATTCGCTTGGAACAATCAAAGCTGCGAATATTAAAAGATCAGCAAAAGAACTTTCCGTCAAGCCCCACCCGTGGAACGGTATCAATGGCGGGCTCACCAGCCCAAATAGAGGCAATTAAAAAGCTAGAGATGGCAGAAATACGAGCAGCTAAAAATGCTCATTTTGCAGAGCTTAGGTTAATACAAAAAAGGCAAAAAATTCAAATGGATAATATAGATAAAGAGCTTGCTAAAGACATAAAGGCGCTTGAAACGTTTGATAGAAGGCTTGCTGCGTCTGACGATGCGCGTGCAAAACGAATTGCAGGGGCTCAAATCCCGGGTCTTAGTAGTGGGCAGACTTTTGGCCCGGCTTTTGCCCCCATGCAGGGTCCACGTCAGATGATGGCATCGCCTGTTGGTGGGGCGGCAAACATCCCAGGGTCGCCTGCGTTTTTGGCCAACCAGCGTCAAAATGAAAGATTTGAACAAGTTGGCCTTGGCGCTGGTTTCCCGCTGTTATTTGGCGGCGGTGCGGGCTCTGTCCTTGGTGGTGCGGCAGGCGGGTTAACCGGATCTTTCGGGGCGCAAATTGCGTTTAGTGCACTTGGCCAGCAAATTGATCAAATGGTGGCAAGCGTTATGAACGCAGGAAAAGCTTTTGGTTCTTTGAGCGAAACGCTGGATTTAATACGCGAGCGATCGTTGTTTACAAGTAAAGATTCAGAGGAGCTTGCACGGCAACTTGAAGAGCTTGGAGACGTTGAAGGTCTTGCCGAGCTTGCAACTATAGAGCTTGCTTCAAAAATCGGGAGTGAAGGCATTGGAGCTTTTCAAGATCTTGAGGCTGAAATCGATGAGTTTGACCGCTTAGTTGGGAGCCTTGTTTTATCACTTCAAGCATTTCTTGCAGGGCCTTTAACTGGTTTTTTAAATATATTAAATGCAACTTTAGGGAAACAGGTTACGAGAGGTACTGTTGATCGGTTAGCAGCCAGTTTAACGGATCCTGCAGGCCGAGAAAGATTCTTAGCAGAAGCCACAAAACAAATTGGAACTCAGACTGATATTACAGGATTTGGCTTTGGTAGCGTTTCCGGTCTCCCTAGGTCTGAAACGGGCCTCAAGCCTGCCTCTCTGGACCTTCTTTCTGATTTGCAAAGAAGAGTTGCTGGCGGAGAAGAATTTGGTCCTTCAACTTTACTTAGTCGAAAGTTAAAGATTACCAAAAAAGACAGAGAGTCATTTAAGCCAGGCTCGGGCGTAGAGAAAGCAGCAAGAGAGGAAGAACGGCTGCAAAAACGGTTGGCAAAACTTGAAGAAGAGCGCCAAAAAGTTATGGAAATTTCTCGGTTCAAGGATCAAATTGCAGCAGCTGAAGCAGCTGACGACGCACAGTTGGTTATTCGCTTGCAAGGCGAGCAGAAAATGGCTGAGATTGAGGCCAGCCGTAAGCAAGCTTTAGTTGGCATTACAGATCAACGTGAAATAGACGCAATTAATATTGGCAAAGCCACCGAAAAATTAGCGACTCAGCGTGAAACGGAACGTCAAATTACTGAAGAGCAGCGTCAACGCCAAGAGTTGTTCCAAAATACTGTTGCAGATCTCGAACATCAGCTTGCTTTAGCCCAAGCAACAAGTGAAGCAGAGAGAGAGCGGCTTCGTATTGAGAAAAAGCTGCAAGAGCTAAGAGAAGATGGAATGTCCGAAGGACAAATTGGCCAAGTTGGCGATTTGTTAAAACAAATATCTGCGGAGAACTCTCCTCTTAATCAGTTTATTAATCAATCAGTTGAAAGTTTAAACAACTTAGAAGCTCATGCCGTACAAGTGTCTCAAGGCATTGGAAATGCTATTGGCAATTCGCTCGTAAGCGGAATGCAGGGTTTGGTTACTGGAGCGACATCAGTCAAACAAGTATTTGCCGATATGCTGAGAAGCATTGCAGATGTGCTGGCACAACAGGCGTCCCAAATGATCGCAACTTATATCGCGATTGGAATTGCACGCGCCTTTGCTGGAATGGGCGGCGGGGAATCTACAACGCCACCATCAACTATGCCCGGGGGAGCTAGCCAAACCGGGTTAGGTCTAAACATCAACGGAGTTGACCAGGGTATAAACCCGTTTGGCCCGGGCAGCGTAGCGGTAGCAAGTGGTGGTTACATCTCAAGTCCAACTCGCGCTCTTGTCGGTGAAGGCGGTCAGGGCGAATACGTTATTCCCGAGTCCAAAATGCGCGAAAGCATGACGCGTTACTCGCGTGGTGCTCGTGGCTCTTCTGTTATTCCAGAAGCAGGAGGATCTGGAACGTCAGGCGAGGGTGGAGGAACTGCAGTTGCCGCACCAATCGACGTTCGCTACACCGTGGAACGTATCAACAGCGTTGATTATGTAACTGCTGACCAGTTCCAAAGTGGAATGCAAAGTGCAGCGGCACAAGGCGCACAACGCGGTGAACAGAACACGCTAAAACGACTACAGATGAGCGGTGGTACTCGTAAGAGGTTGGGTCTATGACAAGTTTTGCCTTTGGCCATGCGCTACGAATAAAGCCTGAGCAAACAGAGCTTTACCGCTTCCAGAACTTTTTTATTGGCAAAGAGATTACGCACTCTGGTTCTGGCTATCAGTTTGTGCCGTTTGGTTTTTCTGGTGTCACTGTTAACCGCACAGGCGATGGGTTAGAAGCGACGCTTGTTTTCCCGAACAACGACTTGTCTCGTGCCTGGGGCGTTAGTGCAATTGAAAGCAGTTGGCTGATGGAAGTTGACGTGTTGATTATTGAAGACCCAGACCCTGATACAGGCTTGGCAACAACAAACACGATCGTTCACACCTACACCGGCCAAGTAACGGGCGGGCAATGGGACAACACATCGTTAAACCTAGAACTGAGTTCAGTGCTTGATGCTGTTGGAACGGACGTACCAAGGCGCACGTTGACGCAACGAATTGTGGGTAACTTGCCAGTAAGTAACAATGTCCGGCTGCGCTGATCTCATTGGGATGCCGTATCGGCTAGGTGCTGACGGCAGCGATGGCCATATTGATTGCATCCACCTTTGCTACAAGGCTTTAGAACATATCGGCATTGACCCGCCACCGTTCAAGCAGTCCTGGTACGAAGCGAGCAAGTGGGAAGTATCGCGTGATTTATTGAACTGGGGTTTTCGGGTCAAGAAGCCTGAGTATGATGGGGATATTCTGCTGTTACCGCAGCAATCCTGGGCATT